CTTTACAAATAGTTTACGATTTTAACGGTAAAATAGCTGAGGTTTATAACCAAGAATTTAGTAAGTTTAGACGTTCACCCGACGGTAAAACTCTTTTCTATTGTGAGCAATGGGTTGACGATAATGGATGTGTAAATGACCAAGCACATAAGCATAAATCATTTATTGAATATCCTATTTTTAACCCTAACATAAGAACAGGAACTCAAATACTTTACTACAAAACAGAAGTAATGAGTGCAATGGAATTTGGCAATATTTATCCAGCTCCAAACTACCAACAAGGCTTGCAAGACATTGAAACAAATATTGAGATAACTAACTTTAATTATAGCCATCTTAAGAACGGCATGTTTGCAAGTGCGATGTTGAGTTTATTTAACGGTGAGCCAACTCAGGAAGAGCAAAGAAAATACGCTAAATTCTTTGACCGTAAATTCAAAGGTAGTTCTAACACCGGAAAAATGATGTTTAATTTTGTTGACAAAGGCGGTCAAAAAGCTGAGTTAACAACGTTTTCACAAAGTGATTTAGATAAAATGTTTGAGCAGGTTGCCAAACGTTCACAACAAAATATCTTTACAGCCCATAGAACAGATCCTGCTTTAGCAGCTATTTTTGATGGCTCGGTTAACATTGGCGATAACACTATTTATTTACAAAAGTTTGAAAGATGGTTGTTTAGTTATATTGAACATAGACAAGAGATACACTTAAATATTATTAAAGATTTAGCAGCCGTTAACGGTGTTGATTTATCTTTATTAGAAATAAAACAGAAACAACCTGCTAATGTTGATTTACCTTTTGATACTGCTTTATTACAATCACTATTTGATTTAGATACTTTACGTGAACATTACGCTAAAAAGTTAGGTATTGATATTAAAGATAAAGTAACGGTTGATGGTGATATGGCAGACATTCCAGAAAACCAAGTTAATAATCATATTCAAAAAATGCCAGCTAAACAATGGCGAGATTTAAAAAACTTATTAAAATCAGTAAGGGACGGTAAAACAGAAAAAAGTATAGCTATATGGAAGCTTAAAACTTCATATAATTTAACAGACCAAGATATTAATGTTTTATTTGCAACACCAGAAGCACAGTTTAGTAAGTTTGATAAGTTGGTTGATATGACTGATTTTGTTTTAGAATTATTTGAAAAAAATAGTTTAGAAGATAATGACGATGAAATTATAAGCGAAGAGTTTGTTTCATTTGAAAATAATACGGAAGCTTTTAAGTTTGAGTTTGAAAAACATAAATTTGTAACGGATACAGAAAAACAAGTATTAGATTTATTAAAAGGCGCACCTGAAACAACACCTGAGAAAATATCTAAGATTTTAGGCATTGACTTAGAAACTATAAAAAATATATTAGAGGCTTTAGTTGTTGCTCAATTAATTATTTACGACCCAACTTATAAACTGCCAAAGGTAACGGATAAAGGTTTAGAAACTAACACGCCTAAGATTGAAACAGAATTATACACCGTTTATAAATATGTTAAACGTGATGATGCACCCGACTTAGTACCTGGTGGGGAGTCTAGACCATTTTGTCAAAAAATGCTTTTGTTAAGTAAAATTAGAAGTTGGACTAGTAATCAAATAGATGATATAAGCAATGCCTTTGGAGACGATGCTTGGTCGTTTAGGGGGGGTTGGTATTCCGAGCCTAAAAAAGATGGCGGTAAAACTACTAAATACTGCCGTCACATTTGGAAAGCAATAACTAAATCAAGAACTAAGAAATAATGGCAAGTTTATTAATATCAGAAAACTATCTAAAGGAATATACCAACATAAATAAAAATGTTGATATGACCATCTTAACACCTATACTTCAAGAGGTGCAAGACTTTTATATTATTCCTTTACTTGGAACTAATTTATATAACGAAGTATTAAACCAAGTTACCACAACAACGGTAACCGCTTTAAATCAAACGTTATTAGATTTAGTTGTGCCTTGTATGTTACACTATGCTAAAATGGAAGCTATGCCAGACATGAAGTATAGGCTAATGAATAAAGGCGTAATGATTAAGAATAGCGAAAATTCTAGTGCAGCCGATTTAGCCGAGATTCAGTTCTTAATGGATAGGTCTAAAAACAAAGCTGAGATTTACGCACAAAGAGTAACTAACTATTTAAACAGATATGTTAGTAGCTATCCTTTATACATTAGCAATGTAGAGCGTGATGAAATAATGCCTAATAGAAACAACTTTACAAGCGGCATTATGATTGACGATAATGACTGCGATGATTGTTATAAATATTTATATAAATAAATGGGAATCAAAAAAGAACATATTAAAAAATTAGAACAATTCGAGAAAGCAAATGTTAAGCCAAAACCAACTAAAACAGTTATTCAAAGACAAACAAACAAACCACAACCAACTAAGTAGTGGTACTTTTTTGTTTGATAGAGTGCCTGAGTTTGGGGCTGCTAATGAAATAACATATCCATTAATGGGGGTTACTGTTAACCCAGTTACATTAGACATTAACATACATTCGTCATCTTTTGCTTTTGTATTTTTAGACTTAGTACACCAAGATAACAGAAATATGGATGTGCTAATGAGTGAAATGCAAAAGGTAGCTTTAGAAGTATTCTCGCAAATTAGATCGGACTTACAAAGTATTTATAATTGTACTGTAAACGAAAGTATAACATTAGAACCTTTACAATCGGTTTATGATGACGATGTAAGCGGATGGGGCTTTGAATTAAATGTAGTTCAACATTATGACCATTCAACTTGTTTAACACCTAATAACAACACCGCTGGTTTAGTTTCAATCTTAGACCAAAACGGAAACGTAATAGCAACACTTAACCCAAATAGTACTTACACGGTTGAGGTATTGCAAGAGATTATTCAAACATTAACAGACCCTGCACCTGCAACAATTATTCAAACTTTATAAATGGCAACAGTAGAATTTAGATACGACCCAAAGAACACAGCATGGTTTACCGCTAACGCTGCAATGGTATTAAAAGCGGGTGAGCCTGCCTATCATGATACGACTGGCTTATTTAAGTTAGGCGATGGTGTAACGGCTTTAAGTGCTTTGTCTTTTTTACCAACGGTAAGTGCGTCAACTCCAACTATTCAGCAAGTATTAACGGCTGGTCAAGTTGCAACAACAACAATAGAAACAACAGGCTTTATAAAAACAGGTGGTTTATCAACTCAGTTTTTAAAAGCCGATGGTACGGTTGATAGTAATGTTTACGGTGTTGGAAATGCTTTAACAACTAATCCTTTAAGTCAATTTGCAGCAACAACTTCATCTCAATTAGCAGGTGTAATAAGCGACGAAACAGGAAGTGGTAGTTTAGTTTTTGGAACTAGTCCGACTTTTACGACTAATATAACTACGCCATTAATAAATGGCACATCAGGAACTTTACAAATAGGCACTACTGATTTAGTAAACATTGGTAACAAAACAACTACATCACAAAGATTAGTTAGGATAGGGCAAGATACTGCTTGGGTGGATATTGGTAGTTTAGGCGGTGGTGGTAGTGCTAATGGTGCAATATATTTTAATCAAACAACTCCGGGATTACCTAATTCCGCTTTATGGGGAAACGCAAGTGCTACAAATTTAAATGTACAGTCTGGTGGAAATATAAATGTAAAATTTAATAATACTGACTTAGTTACAATGTACGGTACATTGACTGGAGTAAATTTGCCTAATTTTTTAATTACGCTCCCATCAATGTCAACCGTAACAACAACGGCAAATTCACCATCTTTTAGAGTAACAGGAGCTAACAAGCAATGGGCTACAGGTGCTTTAGCAACACAATACTTCAATCATTTTACGGCAAATACGGTTAGTTTCGTTGGAGCAAGTACTGCAACGTTAGCAGCAAACTTTGTATCCGATTATGTTCAAGGCGGAACTAATGCAACCATAACTACAAATACTGCAATTCACGTTCGTACTTTAGCGTTGACTAATACAACTTATGGAACAGGAATGTACATAGTAGCTCCAACAGGTGCAACGACAAATACAGCTGCTAAGTTTTTACAAAATAATGGACAAGTAGATATCGGAAGTATAGCAGCAGGATATTCAACTATTTGGATGGGTCAAGCAACGCCAAGTGGAAGTAATTACACAATATTAATGACTGGTTCAACCGCCTGTGTTTTACACGCTAGTGGTACGGTTGGCTTATCTCAAAATCAAGGAACGCACTCTTTAATACTTGGAGCTGGAATTTTAACCTTTTCAGATACAACATTAAATTGTGTTTTTGGTTCAACGACAGGAACTAAACTAGGCACAGCAACAACACAGAAAATAGGTTTTTGGAACGCTACACCAATAGTTCAACCTACAACGGCTGTGGCTGCTGCTACCGTTGTAAGCGGAACAGGCGGAAACGTTAAGCACGATGATACTTTTGATGGGTACACACTTGAAAAA